CTTCCCTATTTCCAGAACGTGCGCTCGATATAAAACGAGCTGGAGTTACCATAACATGTAACTTCAGGAGATGCAAGCAAAGAAATAAACTTTTTTCGTTCAAGCTGACCGTAATGAACATTATCATGGTTCTTTTCAATGGCCTTCAGCTTACGAACAATAAGCTCACTTCCAGGGTCACCATTTGGCGGAATCAGATACATTTCTTTTTCGTCTGCAAGCTCGAAGTCTACGTCCCCGTGTCCGCTCATTGGATTAACGAGCACGAGTGCGACCTTGTGATTAAATCGTGCAGGCTCTATTTCGTGGCATATATCCATAGTAATCGAACCTGTGTGGTAAATGCTGTCGTCAGGCATAGCAAAGACAGTACGCCTAGAATTATCCATTACTCTTTTAATTCTTATGTACGACTCAGTACTTGCGGCAAAGTGAACGTTAGCCATCATCGTTATCGCCCAGCGTATCTTATCGTCTCTATCTTTACCACAATTTGAATCATCTCCGCCATGATGATGAAATATGGGTATTCCATGCTCAACGGCGTATATTGCAGGTGCAATCATTTCAGGTCTATCGCCGAGTATAAATATTCCGTCAAATTCACCGAGTTCGTATTCACATTGCTTGTATCCCACAGGAATGTAATCATCAATATCCTTGAGAAACAATTCAATCTTTCCATTGTTCTCGTACCTGTCGCAGAAGTCTTGTAATATCCCTCGTTCACTCCTATTTGCTGTCATTACTGCAATTCGCTTCATTATTCCTCCCTCTTTTTATTCATCTCATTCCAATCTTGTATCGCAAGGCTAATATCGTATGCCGGATGCGATTGCCTTTTACATGTCTCACAACAAATAGCATATTCGATCAACACCGTCTCGTGGTCGTGCCAAAACATCCATGTCCTGATATTAACCTTGCTTCTACGGCACTTGCATTTGTTCAGCTTGTGGCTTGCAGGCTTGCATGATTTATGGCGATGTGGAGAAAGATAGTCGACAATACCATCTGAGCCAGAATCGGTAACGGTCGTATTTATAAACTTCTTACAAATATTGTGTAACTTTTGCGACTGCTTGCCTTCATCTTCTTCTCTTAATCTTTTCATCTATTTATCCTCTAAACCGCAGTAGTCATAAGAAAGCCATCGCCATTGACCATTACCCACTCAGACGCCTTCAATGCCACGCTTTCACCATGAGCTGGATAGTTCTTTGTCAACTCTTTTCCGATATCAACACATATTATTTCTATATTTCTAGACATTGTATAAGCATTAAAAGAGGGGTCGCCATAAATTCCCAAAAGATAATTGTAAAATAACCAAATAGCATTATCTTCATTTTCTGCAACGAACCAATACGACTCACCTGCTGAGCCTATTTCATACATTTTGCTAACCATCTTATTTTCCCTCCTGTAAATCGTTATAAATACTTATCAGTTTATCTATTTCACTCAACAGCCATATTTCCTTATCTTGTATCATTACGCCGACAAAATACTCTTTCGGCGCGCCCTTCATCTGTGCATACCTCCATTCGACCGTGTCGTCACCGTCATCAATCTGTATCGCATCGGCAATGCCGTCACGCACAGCCTTGAACGACCTCGCCAGATTGTCGGTGTCAAGCGTCCGTGGTGAAATGCGAGTCAAAGTTATCACAGACGGCGTGAGAATCTTCACCTGCTTCGACTTCGTGATTAAGCATGAGGCTTCACGTTGTGATTTCGCACGTTTAGCTTTGACGTGGAAATGCTCTTTGACGTTGGCCTCAGACTGAGTACGAATCGGCATTGTGAATTTAAACATCTTTCTTTTCCCAACAGGGGCAATTAACATTACTTCTTTTCAACACACACTCAATAACCTTGCAATAAGGCTGGTCAAAATCTTCGTTCTCACACAGACACTTAGAGCAAGTTTCGCATGATTTCTGTTTTGGGTTAAAATAACATTCTTTCTCGTGACATTCACATGGAATATTTAATTTGTATATTTTTTGACAAAACTCACATTCATATTTGGTTATTTTAATTTCTTTCATCATTTCCCTCCGAAGGGTCAATATCATATCTATTTACCATTCTACTTCTCCTTCAATAATTCCTCTACTTTATTATACGCAACAGAAAACAATGTTTGCAAAGAAAAAATTATAATTTCTGAATTTATACTACCACTATAACAATGAATGCTATTTAATTCTATTTCTTCTGGAAAAACAGCATTTGAAATAACAATAATTGGTCTATTATTTTCCTTAAAAATAAGCATAAAAGCTTTCTCATACTTTAAAGCTTCTTTTTTTACCTCTTTAACAAATCCAGCCAATATACCTTTATTATCATACAAAAAAGAATCAAATCCAATCTTCTTATATGCTTTACATTCAATAAATACATTATCTGTAAGCCATTGTCCCTCTCTATCAATCGATGTTATATCCCCGGCCTGACCTTTTACCTTTGATTTATCATTATACAGTGTAGCTCTGCCTCCACTCATAGCAGATCGCCAAAACAAATCATCACGCTTATCACTAGAAATCCATTTGCTTAATTCCTTACAAATATATCTTTCAAATTCCGCGCCTTTTTGTTTTGACATTCTACCCATTATTACTTCTCCTTCAATATAAAATAGGACAGACTAAATAGAAAAAAAGGGCATCAGAGAGATTATAAATTAATTTAGCCTGTCCCTACTACTACACCATGCAGTAGTTAATATTTTCTTTTCTTCGGTTTAAACATTTCTTCTATCTCATTCCAAACTTTAATCACTTTACTAGCTACCTCATTCATTTTTTCATCAAATTCTTTATCATCCAAATTTACTAATTCTTTTTCTAATTCATTTAAAGTCTCTACTTGTAATTCATCCTCCAATTTTTTAACTTCTTTCAACCATTCAACAGAAGTCTTTAAATCATCAATCCCATACATAAATATAATAGGAAATTGACACTCTCTAAAAGGCAACCCTACTTTACTTTTTCTTAATTGTGCTTTAATTTCAACACCAGTAACACGTTGAATACCTTTTATCTGTTTCTTTAGTTGTGCTATATGAGCAAGATATAAAATTTGTGATGAATAAAAATCTAATGCCTTCCCCCCACTTCTATTATGTTTATTTCCAAATGATACATTCATCTTATCACGTATTTGAGAAATAATCATAACTGTAAATTTCTTATTTGATAATGGTTGAATAAGCTTTCTAAACAATTCACTCATTTTCTTTGCTTTATTAGCACCATAACTACCATCTGTTATTTCCCGTTCCAATTCTGCTTTATCTGACAAAGCATCTAATGAATCAAGAATATAAAGATATTGTTTATCCTTTTCTGCTTTTTCTATCTTAGTATGTAAATCAGTAAATAGATTTTCAACAGTAAAACAAGGTTCCACAAAATCAATATCCTCTACTGGCAGACCTAGATTCCTTGCATAATCAGTATCAAATGCAGCTTCTGCCTCATTATAATAAATAGTACAATTATCCTGATACTTATTAAAGAAATTTGCACATGCTTCAATAGCAATTAAAGTTTTTCCAGTAGATTTATCTCCTACAACATTAATGATTCTATCCGTAGCCCATCCACCACCTAATACACAATCAAGCAGAGTACAACCAGAACTAAAGAAAACGGGGGATGCAGAGGGCTGATAATACAGCCCTCTACCATCAGAAGAATCCCCATTAAGATTTTTCTTTTTTTTACCCATTATTTAGCTTTCCTGTTTTTCATCTTATTTCTCAATTTATCCCTTGCAGATAACTTTTTAGTTTCTTCTTCAACTGGTTCTTCTGGTGCTTCATCAAGGGGTTCATTTTCATCTTCAATTAATTCTTCTTCTTCTGGTTCTGGTTCTGGTTCTGGTTCTTTCACCTTTCTTTTATTTCTGAACCTTGGTTTTTCTTCAACTTCTTCTTCAATTTCTTCTGGTTCTTCTTCTAGTTCATCATTTTCATCACTAATACCACTAAATACATTCTTAATATGGTCATAAGAATAAATTTTAAGAATAGTATCAAGAGGATTTTCAGTAATAAAATCAAGTGTTTCATCAAGAGTACCTTCATCATCAAGCATCAATGAAGATTTACGAGCAATCTTAATACCTTTATATTTAGTTCCCTTTTTACCTTTTCCTGTTCTTTCAAAATCAACATCAAATCCATCTTCTGGGTCATCGATTGATAGAACCTCATTAGTACGTTTATCCATACATAAAGCTGCAATATTTGAATCAACAGTTGGAGGCATAGACCACACTTTCGGGCCATCGTCTTCTTTAGCCCTATCAATAATATATACAAGAACTCTAGTCTTAGGTTTAAGTTCATTTGCATATTCCTTATCACCCTCTTTATGTGCTTTTCTCATTTCATCACAAATAGGGCATTTCTTTCCAAGCATCTTTTCTGGACAAAGATATGCTGCTTCATCTGCACCTATACTATAATGCACATACAAGTCCATTCCATAGTGTGTAGCATCATCAAAAGTAGGTGGAAGTATCCTAATACAGTTATCATCCTGTACTTTATAAACTTCTACCCCATTTTCATAAAAGGAATCATACTTATTATTTCCTTCTGCTCTTTTCTTCATTGTACCAATATCACGTTTCTGATAAACAAATTTTTTCTTAACATTTCTTTTCATTGTACTTCTCCTTTGTTTTAAACAAATATATAATTATTCTGTTGTTTCTACTTTTTTCCTATTATTAATATCCTTTCTTTTTCTTTTGTTATTCATTTCCTTTTTAATTAAAGATACACGTTCATTATTAGTTTCACTTTTCATTACAAAATCTCTTTCATAATATCCTGCCATTTGCAAAGAACACAAATCCTTTAATACATAACTCCTTTGCATAAATGCTTCTTTCAAACCTTGAAATCTATCCGCCAAACCACAAGATGCTACATAATCTGCTTTTAATTCAAGATATGTTTCATCAGTTTCAATTCTGGAAGATATTACTTTTTCAGTAACTTTTTCACCTGCTTCAGCAGCTTCTTTTCTTATTACCTGATCAAGAGTTGCATCTGCTTCTTTTAAAGCATTCTTTAATGTATCCCGTTTTTCAACCTCATTTGAAAGTTTCTCTGCTACTTCCTGAAAAAGAAATGGTTGTTTAATAAGTTCTTCATCAAGGTTATGCTTATCAATCTGCAAAGTTTGTTTCAGTGTTTCAAAATTCATATTACTTCTCCTTTTAAATAAATTTAATTACTTCTACTATTATATTATACTATTTAGAACCAAAGATATTAGCATCTTTTTTAAATTTATTCAGAATAATATAGTTCACCTAATGCAAGAAATATACTATAATATGCTTTTGTATCATATATAGCTTCTTTAAATGCCTCAAATACCTGTAAACAAAATACAGTCATTTGATTTTTAGTGTTTGGGTTCTTAATTACACTCATAAAATACTGTAAAATTATCCTTCTAATGCTTTCTGGTGCTACTTCTTGCTTAATCAATGAATCAACTAATGTTATAACTTTTTTCCATGCTTCATGAGCAATTAATACCCTACATAATTCTATAACCTCATTCTCTGATTCTACTGTTTCCAGCATCTGTGCTACTTCTTTTTTTGATGTACACGTTTCACAAACACTTAATGAAGTTAAAGCTTGTCGTGGTGAACCATCAGAATTTTTAGCTATCAATTCAAGCCAAGAATCTTCTATTTCTAATTCTTCTTCTGCTTTTATAAACACAAGTAAATCAAAAATAATATCAGATGATACAGAAGAAAGATTATATACAAGGCATCTTGTTTGAATTGTTTTCGGAATCTTATTTAATTCAGTAGTACAAAATACCCAAAATACGCCATCTGGTGGTTCTTCTACTGATTTAAGTAATGATTGCCATGCTGCTTTACTTAATGCATGTGCTTCATCAATTATATAAATCTTAGTATTTCCAGAAATAGATTTAAAATTCATACTTCTAGTTAATTCACGCATAGGGTCTATTCCTGTATGTGTAGCCGCATCTACTTCAATTCTATTATCATGAGTACATTTAATTTCATTTGCTATAATTCTAGCTAATGTAGTTTTACCTACACCTGATGGGCCAGCTAATATAAATGATTGATTTCCAGATTTAACAGCTTTTCTAATTGAAGCAACCTGTTTATCCTGCCCTAATACTTCATCATAAGTATCTGGCCTAAATTTAATATGATAATCCATTTTATACTTCTCCTTCTAAATTAAAATACATCTGGCAATAGTTCTTTAATCTTCAATATTACCTGAGTATTAAGTCTTTTAAAGTTTATAGTTGGTTGTTTAAACTTCTTTAGAATATGCCACAATTCTTCATTGATAAACTCATAGAATACTCTACCCAGTAGTTCCGATATATACTTACTGCTCCACCCTTCTTTTTCAGCCTTAAGTTTTACAAGCTCTTTATCCACAAAAGCTTGCGTTATATATTCATTAACAATATTACACTCTACCGGTTTACATTCAGTTGTATTAGTTCCAAATTCACGTCTGTTTTTTTCTTTAAATTCGGTTCTTACCATCTTAGCCCAAACTGTTCTACCGAAGCTATTCCTAAAACCATAATTCTTAATAACAATACCTTCACCAACACCTTTACCATCTTCAATTAAATATTCATTTGATTTAAGTTGTCTTAAAAAAAACTCATAACTGGGATTCTTAACAATCTGAATTGGTGGAATATAGTCTATTCCAATGCAATCAAGTGCTATAGAGTAATCATCAAACGGTATATACTCTAACTCGCCATCTTCATTATTCTTACAAACATCAAACACATAGAACTTACGCCATGCGTCTTGTCTGTATGTTTTAAGTGTATGTGGTACAAGCCACTCACCAAAAAGTCTAGTATCCGGGTATACTTTAAAAAACTCTTTTAATTTTTCATTATCTTTTAAAGATTCCATGATACCTTGATTATCAACACCATTTATATTAAGGTGTCTATTTCTTGAACCAAATTGAAGAATATCATTTTCTGGCCAGATTGAACCATTTGTACCGTCAATTTTAGGGAAGATATAACACACACCATTTTCAATACCCTCAACTTCATCAGTTCCAACCCGCTCTACATGCTGATATTTTATAAACATACTACTTCTCCTTATTTAAAAAACTTATTTCTACTATTATATTATACTATTTACTTACAATTCTGTTGATGAAAATTTAAAAATTTCTTCCATATCATCCCAATTAGTACCTATTGAAAATTCTACATTTAATGGTACATTAATGAAATCAAATCTTGGTGTTACCATTATCCTAGAAATATCATACATTGATTCCTCAGCATATTTTTCTGGAACAAGAAAAGTTAAATCATCATGTATATTTAAAATAGGCACATAATACTCTTTTTCTTCTTCATATGCCTTTTTACTCAAAACACCCATAGAATCTACTACTATTTCAGAAGCAGTACCTTGAATAGGTGAATTAATTATCTCATTTTTATACATAATACCATATCTTCTTCTACCATTTAAACACTCAGTATATCCTTTTTTGTAATAATTACTAATTAACAATTCCTGCCATGCAAAAATATCTTTGTAAGTCTCTTCAAATTCATCACATAATTTTTTATTATTCTTATCTGATAATTTTAAATTTTTCTGAATACCATATCTTGAAGAACCATAAAAATTAGGAAATACTAAACCATTTTTAATTACATTCCTAACCTTTTTCATATAATTATTATTTCTCTTTAAAACATTTTTATCTATTTGTACATATCTTTCCGCCCATGCCATATGAATATCGTAATCATCCCATAGAGCCTTACAAAATGCCTTATCCTTACTACCCATTGCAACAACACGAGCTTCAATCTGACCATAATCACCAGAAAGAAACACCCATCCTTTAGGTGCTGCAAGCTGACCTCTTAAATATTTATTTTTCCTTTTAGGAAAATTCTGTATATTAGGCTTATCAGACGATAATCTACCTGTTTCAGTTAAGGTATGATTAAAAGTAGAATGTACTTTTCCATCTGGCTTTACATTCTTATTTTCTTTATTTAAAATATATGTGCTTTTTAATTTACTTACTCCACGTAATTTTAATAAAACTTGTGCTAATTCTACTTTTCCTGATACTGCTGTAAGTACTTCTGCATCTACTGAATATCCTGTCTTACTCTTTCTTTTACCCTCTTTTAATTTAAGTAAATCCCGAAATAAAACTGTCATTTGTTTTGATGATTCTGAATTTAATTGTCTACCAAAATTAGCTTTAAATAATTTAGCTTCTTTTGTTTCATATACTTCTTTTTTTAATTCTTCTATTTTACTACTTAATTCTTTTTCGTATGTATCTGCAAGATTAAAATCAACAGAAATACCCTTAAATTGTGTCTGTACTATTGCTGGTATTCTTTCAATATGAAAATCATATACATCTAATAAACCTTTTTCCTCTAATTCTTCCATTTGTTTAAAATATAGTTTATATGTATACTTTGCATCTAAAGCATTATATTTCAATACATTTGTTATAGGATATTTTTCTAATTTCTTTGTATCAATATTTGAAATATCTTTTAACCAAAAACCGAAATACTTTCTGATATTAAAATCTAATGAATGCTGACCCTTTTGACAATCTAAAATATATGAAGCAGACAGTGTATCCTGCCAACTAGAATTATATAATATCTCTTTATCAAAATAACTCAAAAACCATTCTAATTCAAATGTGGTATTATGAGCAATAATTATTTTATCACTTATAAAGATTTCATATAAATAATAATAAATTTCCTCTAGCTGGTCATTCTCATACTCTATAGCACCATAGGTATCAAATTCTAATGGAATTGCTATTGTTCTAACGCTAGAACTAATAGCTATTGATAATATCCTTGCATCTGTCTCATAACACCTGTTATACGTTGCTTCAATATCTACAGCAATAACATCTTCTTTTTCTAATATATGCTTTAATTCTTTAATAATAGAATTATAATCATTATGTAAAAAAATAGCAACATCCTTAAACCAATCTTTTTCCTCATAATCAATACATTCACTTTCTGGAATAGGATTATTAAATACATTCTCTAAATCTCTTTTAAATGCTTTTACATACGCCTTTTCTTTTTGATTCTCTAATATAAATCTTGCATCAAATATAGGATATACATAACAGGTATGATTTCCTATTTGAGTTAAAAAATATTTACCTGTACATAAATGTAATTGTTTTCCTTTGCCTAATAATAACTTTGTGGGTATTATGCCAACTGTTATAATAACTTTTGGCTTTACCCTTTCAATATCTGCAATCGTTGAATTTAAACAACAATCAATAGCCTCTTTTTTTACTATTTTTCCAGCATAACAATTTACACAATATCCACATCTAACATCATCTGGTAGATACCGTTTTAAATATCTACCAGATTTGCCTTGAAAATATTCTTTATTTAAACTCTCCTGTGAATTAGGTGATTGCATTAATACATAGAAATCAGATTGCTCATTCCCTTCCGGGGGTAATTGAGCAGTACCTTTGTATGGGCAAGCATCACATGTGAATCTTGCCTGTTGTTTTAATCTTGATTTATCTGCTCTAGTGAAAAATGGAGGCATATCTTTTATCCCATCAATGCTACAAAATAATAAAAACCTGTTCCTGAAAAAATGAATGCTTTCTCTGTTACATAGAATTTATCAACACTACTTAAACCACGATTAAGTAAAAATGGTGATGTTTTAAATGTTCCTTCAATATCACCTTTAAATTTAATTTCATCTTCAATACTACCTCTTGCATCAACAGAAGTTATTTGTAGTTTTTTACCATCAAATATAAAATTACATCCTATTTGAATATCAGCACCAGTTAAAATAGTAGCTCTATTTAAGACTTCTTTTAAATCTTCTGGAATCTTAATAAACTTTTCCTCTAGTTCATCATTAAATAATTCATCAAACATATTTAAATACATTTCTGAATCAACACCAGAAACTAACTTACCAAAAAACTCCAAATCATTATTAAACTTAGCTATAACATAATTACTTGTAAAAATAAGTTCTTTACAAACATACGTTTTACATGTATCAATAAAGGTTTTTACAAAATGGGGTGGAATTAAAATAGTAACCTGTTCTTCATTTCTTTTATTTTCTACCTCTACAAAAGCTGATGTTATAGTAGTATCATCAGAAGCATATAAATCAATAGATGATTCCTCTGCTATCATGGTTATACCATATCTTGCAGGAACAGAATAATCAGTACTCATAGACAAAGATACTTCTTCTAGTGATTTTATAAAATCTTCTTCTGGATTAAATTTCAAAACAATATCATCTGGTTTAACTGTAGGATATTCAAAAACATAATCCTTTTCAGAAATACCTTTTACCTGTGCTTTCGTTTTACCTGATTTAATTTTAAGTATTCCTTTGATTACTTCAAAATTAATAGGCTCTTTGTTAATAGAATTTAAAATATTCAACAAAAGAGCACCATTAAAACAACCTTGAATAGTTAATTCAGGCAAGCTTGCTTTAAATCCAATAAAATCATTAAATGATATTATTGAATCTTCTGTAAAACAGAAATGGTCATAATTTCTTGTCAAATCCTTTTGTGCAAGTGCTTTTCCCATTGTGTTAAGTAATTGCTTCATTTTAGTTCTCCTATTACAGTTTTTGTAACCATTGCTTATATAATTCATCTACAATTCTTGCCATCATAACTGATGGAACACTCATACCACAAATATATCCTACTAAAGGATATTTACACTTATAATCTAATGGAAATGATGAAATCTTTAATATTTCATTTATAGATAACTTTCTTGGAACCTCATAATCAAAAAACTCCAGATATGAATGCGCTGCAAAAGTTGGTACTACTTTATTTGCATATAATTTTGTTTTATTAAACCAACTACCATTTTCTGATACTTTTGAAAAATTATCCCCAGGTTTTACTAATTTCCATAATTTAAATGTTTTTGCATTTTCATTTATTTTATATCCTAATTGATTTTTATCTCTAATTTTAATATATGGAATAGGTTTAT